ACCGCCTATTAGTAATACTTATTGAGTGTGTGTGAGTGTATATTATTTTATAGTATTACTTTAGGAATTTGACTTTACTAATCTGTTATGAAGCGTCTGGAGTACTATATATATAATCACACAATACTAATAAAGAATAACAATAAAGAAACACACAAAACATACTAATAGCGGTGGTGGTTGGGTTGTGGCTGTTAGAGTATTGATTTTGTGTGTTTATTTCTATGTTATTGTTTCGTTAGTATGTAGAGGAATAAGTAATGGAATTATCTATGGTGTTTAACAGAAGGTATGGTTATAGAGGAAAGATAGGACATATTAGCAAAGAACCTACTATATGTAGTGTAGATGAGAGAGAAGTAGTATATAGTACATAGTTAACACTTGCACCGTACGTAGCGTTATGCATGTGTGTTGAGAGGGGGGATTTAACCTGACACCCCCTATATATCATTACGTAAGTAGAGAAAAAATTGCTGGTAATTGTTTGGAAAAAGAACTGTGGTATAGATTGATTACAGGCATTGTAGAACAATCAAGAAGGTATAGATTGGTAACCTACACCACCGTTCCTATTGTCCTATATTAACACACTACTGCTAGTAAAGGTAAGAAAAAAGAATGTTTTTTTATAGTACGCTTGAGGTGCGTTGTAGACGCAACGAACCCTGTGTCACTCCCTCCCAACGCAGTAAATAAGTTTAGTGAATTTTTGTTTGACTTGACTATTTATAAATATGTGAAGTAATAGCCTTTAACGCTAGTTAACACCGTGTAGCTAATCGGCTTGAGTTTTGCCTATAATCTTACAACTTATGTCTGAAAGCTACTAAATTGTAATGCCTATGTTTATAACCTTAGCTATAGTAAAATTATAATCAAGTTAAAGAAGGAAAAAATATGTTTGATTTTAAAGAACAGTTACAGGTAGGCAAAAAAGGTGAACATTTAGTTAAGTTATTTTATGACACACAACAAGATGATGGTAAAAGAAAATTCATTGTAAAGGACGCTAGACCTGACGAACAGCTTAAAGGTGCAGACCTTATGGTAATTAGCAACGAACTAGGTGTACGCTATGTTGAAGTTAAAACAGATACACAATCTAAAGACACAGGTAACGTAGCTCTAGAGATACAGATAGTACAGGACAACGGCAGCAAACAGATAGGGTGTCAATTTAAAACATTTGCAGACTTTATGTTCTACTGGATTTATCCGACCAACGAACTTCTTTACTGGCAACCTGAAGCGATGATACCCTACATTGTAGACTGGATAATGGAAGGTAAATACAAAATTATAGAAGCTGAGAATAAAAATTTTTTTTCACGCAATCTTATCGTACCTATTAAGGACCTGGTCGCGACTGGGCTCGTAAAGACGTTAGACGTTTCTTATCACTTGTTGGAGGAAGTAGAGGCTAATCAACTATAATAAAATAATGAAAAACAAATTGTTGTGTACGTCTTGTAATAAAGATTATGAGATAACACCAAATTATAAGAAATGTGTTAATCTAGGATGTATAAAATATAATATAAAAATTAGGAGATAATATGCCAATAGGAAAAAAAGGTAAGAAAAAAAGATACGGTACTGGCAGAAAACCCAAAAAATAATGGCTGCTAAAAAAGGTCTTTATTACAATATGAATAAAAGAAAAAAAGCAGGTACAAGTAGGTCTAAAAAAAATTCTACTATTTCACCTAAAGCTTACGCTAATATGAAAAAAGGTTTTCAAAAAAAGAAAAAGAAGAAATAATGGGAAAAAAAACAAAGATAAAACAAAATATTTTTGATAGTCCACAATCTTTAAAAAAGTGGAGTTTAGAATTGTCAGATGCTTGTGGTAGTGTCATTGTACAAAAGAGACCTAATGTATCACGAATAGATTCTTTAGTAGAAAAATTTGTAGATGATTATAACAGTAATGTAGAACAGGCTCAAGATGGCGATTGAGTATAGAGGTGAAAAATTCTCAGGTTATAACAAACCTAAAGCTACACCTAGTCATGGTTCTAAATCACACGCAGTGTTAGCTAAATCAGGTAGCACAATTAAGTTAATTAGATTTGGACAAAAAGGAGTTAAGGGTAGTCCGAAGGGTTCAAAAAGAAATAAAGCTTTTAGAGCAAGGCATGCTAAGAACATCAAGAAGGGTAAAATGTCGGCTGCATATTGGGCAGCAAAAACTAAATGGTAACTAAAAACATAATATGTATTTCACCAGAATGTGAAAATACGTTACCTCAAAAAGCACGTAAGTATTGTTCTGATACCTGTAAGTGGCGTGAGCAAAAAAGAAAACAACGTTATAAAGAACAGGGTAGAGAGTACGAACCTGAAATAAAAGAATCTAACAAAGGCACAGTTACACAAGTTAGACGTGGTGCTTTATATGATAAGTTTGTAAATGAAGGTTATGCTTTAGATTTAATACAGGGCAGATTAACTAGACAAGAAATAGCAGACGAATTAAAATGTACGTCTTCACATATCAGTAGGCTACTAGGTGCATTCCAAGAAGATTACGCTAAAGATAGGCAAGCTGAAAGCTGGGAGATATCAGATGACGCAGAACAATCTTTAAAAGATTTTGGAGAATTTAGAGACAGATACTTTTTAACTGAAATGGGTATACCTTTTGAAACTGCAGACTTTCATGTTAACTGGATAAAATCTATTAACAAAGCTTTACTAACTGGTGGACAGCAAATGATACTGTCACCACCACGTCATGGTAAAACTGAATTGTTAATACATTTTGTTATTTGGCTTATTATGAGAAACCCTAACATACGTATTATGTGGGTTGGTGGTAACGAAGATATTGCTATGAACTCTGTTATGTCAGTTATGGATACACTAGAGCAAAATGAAAAACTTAAAGAAGATTTTTGTGGTCCAGGAGGAACATTTAAACCAGCAACAAGAGCAGGTAAAATGTGGTCACGTAGTGGATTTACTGTATCAACACGAACAGTAGCTGGTATTAAATCACCAACAATGATAGGTATAGGTCGTGGTGGTAAGATACTTTCTCGTGACTGTGACTTAATTATTGCTGATGACATTGAAGACCACAGTTCTACTATGCAACCAGCGTCAAGAGAAAATACAAAAAACTGGTGGACAACTACATTAGGTTCAAGAAAAGAAGAACATACAGCTATGGTACTTATAGGTTCACGTCAGCATCCTGAAGATTTGTACTCTGCAATTTTAGAGTCAGAAGCATGGGAAACTATAGTAGAAGAAGCACACGATAGCCTTTGTGTTATACCTGAGTTTGAAGAAGAAGACCATGTTGATTGTATGTTGTGGTCAGGTAAGAGAACTTTTAAATGGTTAATAAATAGAAAACGTGATGCTATGACTACAGGTGGTTTAAAGAATTTTGAAATGGTTTATCTTAATAAAGCTTACAGTGACAGTCTTAGATTATTTAATCCTGAACAGATAGAGAAATGTTATGACCCTAATATTGGTTTAGGTCATATACCTAAAGGTGCATATCTAGTAGCAGGACTTGACCCTGCAGCTACAGGGTATCAGGCAGGTTTCTTATGGGCAGTAGAGACAAATGCTTCTCAAATTAAATTAACATTAGTTGACTTAGAGAATCATCAGGGTGGTGGTTTAGATGAAGCTTTTGCTTTAATCAAAATGTGGCACGACAAATATAACTGTTATCACTGGGTTATTGAAGAGAACGGTTTTCAGAAAGCTATAAGACAAGACCAGAGAATAAAAGAATACTGTAATGTGCAAGGCATTAAATTAGAAGGACACGAGACACATAAAAACAAATGGGATGAAAAATTTGGAGTAACTGCATTAGCACCTATGTTTAACGAGCAGATGATAGTACTACCTTTTTATGATGCAGATGCACAAAGCAAATCTATAACGTATACAAAACAATTAGTTTACTTTGCTTCTAAAGGTAAAGGTGGAAAAGGCTACAAATCAGACGTAGTTATGGCAAGTTGGTTTCCTATGAAAGTTATCAGAGCATTAACAAAATTAGTATATTCTGATATAGGAATAGAATACACTCCTAGTTTTGATGGCTATAATAGTGTACAATGGAACGAAACACCTTGGAGTTAAATGAAACCTGACGCAATAATCGAAAGAGCTTCTTATTTAAAACGAATGCATGATGATGCATTAACAGACAGAGCAAGATTTAGAGCTATATTAAATGGTGGTGAAGATGGTATTAAACAGTTATTAGGTCCTGGACTTGATGCTAGTGAGTCACATACAATACCAGCACCTAACCTTATGCTATCTGCTTTAGATAGACTAGCTCAAAAAATTGGTAAAGTTCCAACGTTAGATGTACATATTACTAATGCTAGAGATAGTGTTAGGAATCAAGGTAAGAAAGAAAAAGTAGAAAGAATTTTATCTTCATACGACAGTATGCAAAAATTAGAATTACAATTACCTCAAGTTTCAAGATGGCTTCCTGGTTACGGATTTGCTGTATGGGTTATTACAACAAAATTAGATATGAATGGACATATGTATCCATGTGCAGAATTACGCAACCCTTACGATTGTTTCCCTGGTTATTTTGGAAACACACAGCAACCTGATGAGTTAGCAATTATTCAAAAAGTTCCTATAACAAAACTTATGGAGATGTACCCAGAGCTTAAAGCATATTATAGAGATAAAGATAATGATTCACAATCATATGATGGTTACAATCTAAGAACTTCAGACGATGGTAGTTGGGAAAACTCAGATGAAAACGGAGATGTAATTTTAGAATATATGAACCTAGAGGGTACATATGTTGTACATGTTGCTTCTAAGAAAATAGTAGACTTTGTTCCTAATCCTCTTAAATCAGGTCCATCTTTTGTAGTAGCTAAAAGATTTAGTTTTGACAAAATACAAGGTCAGTTTGACCAAGTAGTTGGACTTATGGCTTCTATGGCAAAGATAAACATTTTATCTGTTATAGCTATGGAGGATGCAGTATTTACAGAAACAAATATAGTTGGAGAAATAGAATCAGGACAATATAGAAAAGGCAGAAATGCTATAAACTATTTAACACCTGGTTCACAAATAGTAAAACCTGTTACTAACTTACCGTATCAGTTATTTGAAGCTGTTGGTAGATTAGAAAGACAATTAAGAGTTGTTGCTGGATATCCAGTTCAAGACGATGCTATCTCACCTAATTCATTTGTAACTGGTAGAGGTCTAGAAGAACTGGAATCTGGTGTAGGAGCTATGGTTACTGAGTATCACACAATACTTGAATATGCTTTACAAGAAATAGATTCTAAAAGATTAGAGTTAGATGAAGTGCTTTTTGGTAACAAAAGAAAACCTTTGACAGGAACTTATAAAGGTGCATCTTTTTCAGAAAACTACACACCATCTACAGATATAGATAAAAACTACAGCACTAGAAGAAAGTATGGTGCTATGGCATCATTCGATGCACCAAATAAAATTATTACAGGACTACAGTTAATGCAAGCTGGAGTTATAGATAAAGAAACTATGCAACAGGAAATGGATGGTTTAGAAAATATAACACACATTAATGAAAGAATTACTAAACAGAAGTCAGAAGAAATTATGGACCAAATGTTAATACAAGCATCTCAGCAAGGTGACAAAACTGCTATGGCTGCTGTTGTAGAAATTTATAATAACCCTAAACAAAAAGGTTCTATATTAGAAAAATACTTTACAGCACAAGGTGAAGAACCAAGTCCACAGGAACAAGCTATGTTACAGCAAGCAATGGCTGGACAACAACAAGGTGGTCCACCAAACTTACAAGCTATGTTAGGAGGCGGTAATGCCCCACCTGTTCGATAGTGATAACGAAAAGTTTGCACAAATAATTGCTAGTAATTTTTCTGACCCAATAGAAGAAGTAATAGAAGAGTATGACCTACCTGAATATGTTAATGCAGAATACACTACACTAGCAGTTACTTATGTTCCTGGTCTAGGAAGAATAGAAATTACATTTCATCCTGATACACATGGGAATACATTTTGAGTAGGAAAAGAAAAGTTGCAGATTATAAAGCTGATGATTATAAAGGACAAGCTAAAGAGTTAGATACTTTAAGAAACTCTGCACCATTAGAACAGATAGAAGAACCTATTGTACCTACACAAGCAAGACAACCTGCACCTAGTAATTTAGGTGGATTTGTACAAGATGTTACTGCTCCTGAACAAGACCCTATGGTTAGTCCGTTAGCAGGTACACAAGATGGATTTAATAGATTTAATGCAGCTCCTGATGCAAATATGATTTTACAAGCTATGTATAAAGTATTGCCTAGCAAGGAGATAGCAGCCTTACTGAAAGACTTGTAATATGGCTGAAATAAGATGGTGGTGGCAATCTCCTGTACAAGATGAAATAGAAGAAACCCAACAAAATTCAAGGATAGACCAAGCTAAAGTAATTCAAGGTATGATTGAGTCTGCACCACAGACTGCTACTAATCTTCAAGGTTTAGTTAGAGAACATTTTTATTTACCCAAAGATGTATTAGTTGGTGCATCCTTAATGAACTTAACAGCACAATCTCCTGAAATAGGAACTATAGTTGAACGATGGCTTGACTCTGAAAAGACTTGGTGGGATAGAGTAAAGTCTGTAGGTAGAGGAACTATAAGAACTGCGTTTACAGCATTTGATTCTGTGCAAGATGAGATAGTTAAAAAACCTGTACTAGCTTATCAAAAATATTTAAACCAAAAAAAATATAGAGACAGTCAAGGAATATTAGGTGCATCACTACAGCTTTTAATTAGTAATGATGCACGTAATGAGCTTGGACAAGTAAGAGATATATTAGGACCTTCTGTAGGTAGAACAGCATTACAGAATTTGTCAGCAGGTAAAAAGGTTAACTTAGGTGAAGGATACTTTCCTAACTCTACATTAGCTGAAGATACAGATGTGTATAAAGAATTAGTAGGTAGAGGTGTAGACCAAGATGAAGCTAAAAAGATAATACAAACCTATTATGGTCAAGACATTACTAACAACGAAAGAGAACGTGACGAAAGTCTTACTATACAAACTAGATTTGGTACAAGTAAGCTAACACCAGCAGCACCATTAACAGCTACTGTATTTGAACCAGGAACAAAAGGTTACGATATTATGTCAGGAATTATTGACGGTGCTTTTACTTTAGTAGCTGACCCATCAATATTAGTTGGTAGTTATCTAAACAAAGCAGGTAAAGCTGTTAGGTCTCTATCACAAGCTGATGTTTTGAAAAGTGCAGGAATTATAGATAATGCTGTACGTAAAACTATACACGTTCCTTCTGCTACAGAATATTTAACTGCTACAAAAGGTGGTAGAAAAATTGTAGAACAAATAGCATTAGCTGATAACTTTGACACTGTTGGTCGTTTGTTAAAAAATCAAGGTGATGCTGCATTACATAAAAATTTAATGAAAGCTAACTCACCACAAGAAGTTACTGATTTATTAATACCAGCAATAGAAACTGCTGTTAAATTTAAAAGACTAGACCCTAATTCATTAGCACTAAGAGGTTCTGTTTCTAGTGCAGCAGGTAGATTAGTTGGTGGAGAATTTGGAGAAGCAGTAGGATTTATGGGTGCAGTTCGTAAATCACAAGCTGATAGTGCACTAGGTAGAATATTTGCAGAATTTCCTGTACCAAAATTAAATGTTAAAGATTTAAACCAATCCTTTTTTGATTTTAAACAATGGATGAAGTGGGCAAAAGTAGATGATGATGTTGCTGAACCTGCATTGCAGAGACTAGCAGAACTAGCTGAAAATCAAATATTAAATCCTGATGAAGCACAATCATTAAAAAATATGGGAGACGTGTTAGACATTTGGAATGATGTACTTGGTCATATTGGACAAAAGTTTGAAGCTATAGATTTACCTCCACAATTAATGAAAGGTATTAAAAAATGGATGGCAAGCGTAGATGAGACACATAGATACTTTGTTAATGAGTTAGGTGAACTTGAATGGTTCCCTGGTTCTAAGTTTGAACAAATACCTAAGATGATGAAAGAAGAATTTTCTGAAGTATTAACTGATGACGACACAGTTACAGTTATTGAAAAAGTATTAGCAAAATTTAAAGGCGACACAACAGTCGTTACAAAAGAAATAGAAGATATAGTTGCACAGGTTAAAGAGATATCAAACGACCCTACTGCTGTAGAAACTAGAATATTAATAGATGAAGTAATATCTGGATTTTATGAAGGTGCAGAACGTAATGCATTAGATATAGCTGAAGAAATAGGTGTTGCTACAGGTGGTAAAGTTTCTAAAGGATACACTATACCAGATGGTACTTTAGCTGACCCTGAGAATGTATTTGACTTATCAGAAAAATATGGACCTTACTTCTTTGAAAAAACTAAAGAAATAGCAGATGGTACAGTTACTGCATTTGTCGATACAGCAGAAGGCTTTAAGTTCTTTAAAGGCAAAGTTACAAATAAAGTTTATAGATATCAAAATACATATTTAAGAGTTAAAGGTGTCACAAGCATACCTATGGATGTATTTACTAATCCACAGAAAGCTACACAGTTAGAAATGGTTTTGTCTAAAACTGGTATGACTAATAAAGAATTGTTTAGCTTAGTGCAGACAGAGAAAAGAGCTTTTAAGTTACTTGATTTTGAAGTGACTAAAGGAGCTAGATACGACAACCAATCACCAAGAATGAGAGAACTTAACTTAGATGATGGTAAAGCTGTAGATGAATTAACTGCACAGAAAGAATATAGCAATCTTAGAGACGAAGCCCTAGGTGGAAGCCAAGAAGAAATAAACGCATTGCCTAAGAAAGAAAGATTACAAGTACAAAATAAAATACAAACTATAGAAGATTCTAAAAAAGTAATGAATACTATTGAAAAAGCTATAGAGAACCTTGACGCACAATTAGCTAGAGTTCAAGCACAGTATGCACCTAATAAAGTAAATAAAGATTGGTACCGTAAAAATTATGGTACTGATGAAATGGAAGATACAGAAATTATTATTGGTTTAAATAAATTAAAAGAGGATGCATTAAATCAAGTTAATAAAGAAATACAAAGAACTACAAGATACAGAAGTAGAGATTTTCGTTCAGGTAAAAAAGGTGAACTAATAGATAAAGAAACTGTACAAGAGTCAGTAGATGATGTAACTAAAGTTTCTTCTGGTCCTTCACTTGGCATAGTTAAACAAAATCTTATAAACGATAGAAAAAGAATTGCACAAAATATTGCTAAATTAGATGGTGAGATATCAGAAGTTGTACCATCTTTTAAGAAAGCTAATGAGATATTAGAAAGCAAAGATGTATATGACCCTGATTATTGGAATAAAGACTGGGGTTCAATAAACCCTAAAGAAGATTTAGCATCTGTTGTAAAAAGAAACATTGAGGAATCTGATGGAACTATTATATTTTATTCAGGTACGACATCTAAAAAGTTAAAATCAATTAAAGGGTATCTAGATAATGCAGACTTAGGAGTACGTGGTACTTTAAAGACAGGTGCATATCAAGGTAACAAACCACACATAGTTATTGATTTATCTAAAACTACTTCAAAGAAACAAATAAAAGAAATGCAAGAGTTTATTTATAGAAATCGTGTAAAGAAATTAAACGTTGTAGGTAGTTCAGATATAGACAATGTACAAAAAGCATTACAAAAAAATATAATGGAAGATTTATTATATTACCAAAGCAAAAATCAAAGAGTAACTTTAGGTAAATTAAAAACTGTATTAGAAGAAAACTTAGAACAGATACGTAAAGTACCTACTGATGAAAGCAGTGATGAAGTAATCAATGCTATCTATGAAGAGTTTACTAAAACAACTTCAGGTAGAAGTCTTAAAACTGTTAATAGACCTAGAGCTACAGCACACTTGTTATCTGAGTATTGGGATGAAGGTTATATACCAATGCCTGATGCAAGATTGTTCTTACGTGTATTTAGACCTATGAGAGATTTACACCTTAGATTAACTGGTAGAAGTAGAAACATAACAGATGAAGCCTACGATAAATTATTATCTAAACCGATTACTGATTTAGCTAAATTAGAAGTAAAAGGTGCAGAAAGAAACATGGCTGAATCTATATCTAGGTTAGTAAGGAAGACAAGAGTAAATGTAAAACTTAATACAGATGGTGATGACATAGCACAAATTACAGATGGTATGGTTTCTTTGATTGGTGATGGATATATGCAGATGCTTTGGAAACCTTCTATCCTATTGCGTCCAGCTTGGGTTACAAGGGTCGTAGGAGAAGAGCAAATTAGAATGTGGGCAGAAGGACTAGACAACGTATTCACACATCCTCTTTCTTCTTTTGCTTGGATATTTGGAAGAAGTCCACAAAGAAATAGACAACTGTTTATGACTCAAAGAGAAAAGAGTAGAGACTGGTTAACAGAAAATTATGGTAGAGGTGGAAAAGATATATTGAATGAGACTATGGAAAAAAGTTTCTTTCATCAAGAAGCTATGTCACAAACAAATAATGGTGTGATGTTAGGTATGGACCCTAGAAGAAGTAGAGGTTTCATAACAAAGAATAAAGAAGCAGCAGGTTTTTACAGTAGCTGGACCTCAGAGTTGTTACAGCTAGCTGATGACCCTATAGCTCCTTTATTAGCAAAGATAAATATAGACCCAGTTAAAAATCCTATAAAGTATAAAGAATCAGTAGATGCAATTAAAGAAGATTTCTGGACAGGAGACTTATCAAAATGGCGTAAAGCTTATGTTGGTAACTCTACTGAGGAAGGTAGATATCTAAAAGACTTAATTAATAAAAACAAAGCTTATTCAGATTCTTACATTGATTCTATAGTTGCACGTATACATCTTAAAACTGGTGGTAAATACGAAGCATACGAGATACTACCCAATGGTACTAAACGATTTATAAATACTTCAGACCCAAATGTTTTAGAGATAAAGAACCCAATAGACTATGTAATTAAAAATGCAGGGGACAAAGAGTTAATAGAACATATCTCTATAAATGCTTTAGATGACCGTGCTGCTAATAAAGTTTCTATCTTTAGTAAGAAAGCTAATGATTATGTAGAAAGAAATTTTAATAGAAACATGACAAGAAGTGAATTTAATTCTTATAGTACTTGGCTTAAAAACTTTAAAGGCGACTTGATAGACAATACCTTTAAGGTTAAAGCTTCAAGATTTGATATGGATGGAGACAGAGTAAGTCAATACAACAGAGTTCTAGAAACATTGTTCTCTACTTTGATGGGTGCATCTACTAATGAGTTGTCAAGGTCGCCTGCATTTAGACAGTACTACTGGAGATTTATAGAAAGTGCATACGCCAATATGGATGAAGTAGCTAGAAGAGAAATTATGAGAGCTGCTAAAAAAAGTATGAAAAGTTTACCTAAAGGTGGTAGTGGTAACAAGTATCTTAAAAATTTAGAAAACATGGGCTTTGCTGACGTTAGTAAACAAATAGGTATAGATGATTTAGAGCAGATAGATACACTAGCTAAAGCTTATTCCTTAAAAGAAACGCAATCATTACTATATGATTTAAACAAGAGACATGCTATCTCTGATATGTTAAGACTTGCTTTTCCTTTCGCAGAAGTTTATTTAGAGATTGCTGGTACGTGGACAAGGCTATTAAAGAATCAGAAAACATTATTCGGTAGAAAACTACAACGAGGTGTTGAAGGTGCAAGAAAGCCTAGCATCTTTGGTGAAGAAGATGATGAAGGCTTCTTTACTACTGACCCACAAAGTGGAGAGGAAATGTATAACGCACCTGGTTTTGGATTAAACAATAGTTTAGATAGACAACTAGGAAATCCTAGTCCAGAAAATTCAATTACTAATCCTATTACAGGTGCTCAAGATATAGATGCTCCTGGCGTTAATGCAAGAATAGAAGGCTATGCAAGCGGATTAAACATGGTAGCTGGTTCAGTAGTACCTGGTCTAGGACCATTAGTATCACTACCTGCATCAGCAGTATTACCTTCTACTAAAGGAATTGACCAAGCGTTGTTTCCTTATGGTAGACCACAGTACTCACCTTTAGACCCAAGTTATTATGTAGAGGCAGCTTTGCCAACTTGGTTAAATAGATTACGTTCTACAAGTGGTAGTGGAAGTCCACAACTACAAAGAGCCTACGCAAACAGAGTTAAAGAAGTACAAAGGGCTATGTTTGTTTCAGGTATTTATGATGACAGTACTCCAGAAGCAGAACAAAAAAGTTTAGAACAAGCACGTAAGTTAGCTAACAATATGTTAAAATACCAAGCGTTTATAGCATTCGTTGCTCCTTCACCTGCTGTAGTTAATTATGAATATGAAGTTGGACCAGATGGTGCAGCATTTTTAGACCCATGGGAAGCTAAAGCAAATGACCCACAACATAAGTTTTTTGCAGATACTTTATTTTCTGACGCATATTATCAAATGTTAGCTGGTGTAGATGGAGACAGAGTTACAGCTACTGCTGAGTTTATAAGGACATTTGGATTTGACCCTAGTGCATTACTTGTTTCTAAATCTAAAAAGATACAAGCAACAGCTTATACAACAGAAGGTGGATATTTTTATAAAGCAAACAAAGAGATTATGGACAAGTATCCTGACATATCTTATTACTTATTCCCTGACAGTCCTTTGGGTGAGTTTGATTATCAACAATGGGCTGATGCTTTTACAGAGGGAAGAAGAGTAGATTTAACTGACGTTGAATTTAAACGTTCTATAAGACAGGCACAAGGTTCTTTAGCTTATGAAAATGCTAGAAGATTACTTTTAGATACTAATGTTTATGCATCTGTACCAATGGATAAAAAATTTGAACAGCTGTATTTAACTAAATTAGATTTACAAAAGAAATTTGTTGGTTATGGAACTACATCATCAGTAGCTAAGTCAATGGATATAGATTCTAAGATAGCACAGTTTCAAGCTTTGTTAGCAAATGAAAGTGGTAAAACAGTTAAGATGCCTGATGGTAGCCAAGTTGCTATAGAGAACTTACCTTCTATTCAAGGTGCAATGAAATATTTAATAGCTAGACAAAATGTACTGCAATCTATACGTTCACAGTTTGGAGCTAATGCTAGTTTAAGTAGGTCAGAAGCTGCAGAAGCAAGACAGTATTTAAGTACATTATCTAAACAACTTATGATGCAACACCCTGACTTCTACTATTTGTGGTATGATATTTTTAGATTAGAAATAGAGGAAGAAAACCTCGGAGGAGTATTCAGTGGCTGAAGAATTAACGCCTGAACAACAAAAAGCTTTAGAAGATGTTTTAAATAACAGAAAAAATATACCTTATGTAGAAGTTAAAGGTAACCTTTTAGATATATTTAGAGATAAAAACTTTCAAAATAAAAATGTTAACGAAGAACAACTAAAAAGATTTTGGGAAATATTTGGTTGGGTACCTAATGTTGTGTGGGGTGGAATTATTGGTAACACAATAAAGAATGTATCAGGGGTTGCAACAACTTCATATAGTGAAGAGGATTTGCCAACTAGAAAAGAAGACATTGGTATGAGTTATGCACAGTACACAAACATGATATCTTACTCTTTAGGTAGAGAGTGGGACAATTTAGAACCAGAAGTACAAGAAGGATTCAATTATATCTATGAGATAACCCCACCAGAAGATTTAAGAAAGATAGCTGTAGCTGCAGGAGACCATCACGATTTACTTATAGAAGCAGTACTCCAGGGTAAGAACCCTGCAGATATTAGAGTTAGTTTTGAAGATGCGAACATAGAAGTCTTAAACACTTACTCTGAAGAATCAGACTTAGCACGTAAAGCTTATTATGAGAAACAAGCTAGAGAAGATGCTTACAAAGAATCTGCATTTATGTTATACGATAAAGACAATGCTGAAAGTTTATTGCTTGAATTAGAATCAGGGAAAATAGATAAAACAGAATACTTAAAACGTTTGGACATTATGTTAGAAAAAAATAACATAGACCCTGCAGATTTTTTACAGAACCTAAAAGGTCAAGAGGTAGGTTCTGTGACTGGACCAGTAGCTATTGAAGATACTTATTTAAGCAGCGTAGCAATGGGTCTTACTGGTGGAGAATACTACGGTATTGCAGGTGAGGTTATTCCAGAAGTTTACGGAGAAGGTGAAGAACCTTTATACGAATATGGATTAGGCAGACAGTTGTTTGCTAATGCTAGTCCTGAAGAAATTATGGAAGTACAATTATTGCTAGTAGAATCAGGATTTTTACAACCATTTAGTTTCGTATATGGTGTTCTAGATAATAATGATGGTGGTACTGTACAGGCTATAGAGTCTGCAATGTCACGATTTAATTTAAATGGTGAGACTATATCACAAGAAGATTTATATTCTATATTGTTAACACCAGGTGCAACTGCACAAAACTTAACTGTATTTATTAAAGAGTTCTATAAAGATACTTTAGAAGATTATGGTTATGGTAAAGATAAGTTTGCAGCATCAGAAGGTGCTGGTGTCAATTACCAATCATTGTTTAAATATATAAATCCAAGTCCTTATTCTGTCAAAGCTACTATAGGTAGTGCGATTGAAGAAGGATTAGGTAGACCAGCTAGTGATTACGAATTGTCTGCTTATGCAGATTACATTAGTAAACTTTCTTATGATATACAAAAAGAAAACTTTAAAACAAATGAGAGTAATATACAAGCACAAATAGCTGCTGAAAGACAAAGAGCTCAAGCAGCACAATCAGGCATGCCATACGAAAATGATTTGGAATTGCAAGGAACAGTTTCACAAGAACAAATGGGTGCTGTTATTGGTCAAGAATTTGATGAGTTCGTAAAGGATAAGTATGGAGATATGTTACAAGGTCAAAGGGATACAGCTCTTTATAATAATACTTTTGTTAATCTTCTTACCAACATCGGTAATATTGGCAGATACGTTAGAGGAAAGTAACATGTACAATGCTACTAAACTTTATTACCTCTTACTAGGAGCTACTTATTACTTAGAAAATAATGCTGGTATGGAGATGCAGAGTAATGAATTAAATAAAAACCCTAGAGTTATTGAAGACATGCATTTTATGATTGGGTTAGCTTTTGCTGAACATAGAACTGGTGACAATGAAACTGATGGTATAGCAAAAAATGTTAGAGGAGCTAAAAATAATAATGGAACTTATGACCACGGACTTTGGCAAATAAATTTAAACCAAGCTAACTATACATACCTTACTTCACAACAACCTAGTAATGGAGTAAACTCTAATATCCCTATGTTTAAAGGACTTAGTAAAAGAGAGTTAAAAGATTTATTATATGAACCTGGTGCAAATGCCATAGCAGCTTTAGCTATAGTACAACTAACTGCTGGTGGTGATAAGTACAGTGGTATAAATAATTGGTCTACAGGAAAACTTGTAACTCCTAATAGTGCTTATTATTCTGAAGCAAAAAAAGATTTAACAAATCATTTAGGAGCTACTGAATGGGTTAATGCAAGAATAGATAAAAAGATTACTGAATCTTTTCAAGCGATTCCTACATTTCAACCACCAGTTACTCCACCAGATAATGATACTGAGTTTATTAACAATGAAACAAACAGAATAACAGGGAATGATGACTACAGTAATCTTAATTTTATAGATACTGCTGTAGCTAAGACAATACAAAAAGGTTATGACGCTTTTCAAACAACAAAGGGATATTTTAATAAAGTAAAAGAAAAATTAAACGAGCCTTTTATAGGGGATGCTTTATTAAAACAAATAGATTTTATGGAAAGTAAATACAATGAACGATGAGCAAATGGCTGAGTTAATTAAATTACAAGTACTTATAGCTAAAGGTCGTAAAGCAATTAAAAAAGTAAAATCAAACAATGGAAAATAAAGAAGAACTTTTAGCAAAGTTAGAAATACTAGAAGAGCAACTTGCCGCTATAACTCAATCTGGTCAACAACCTGATATTGCTCAGCTTGCAAAAATAGAAAAAGAATTAACTGCAATCAAAGAGGAACTTCAGATAGTTGATAATTTAGAAACCTCAGCTGCAGATGCTTTAACTTTACCAGATGATGAGGGCTATGAAAATAGAGGTGTCAGTTTTGAATTAAGTAATGATGTAGCTGATTTAGAATATTTACTAACACAGAAATACAGCGACTTTATAGCTAATGACCCAAGAGATACAGAACCTTTTGCTGCTATGACAGAAGGAACCCCGCCTTTTGAGCTGACATTAATTAATGATACATTTTTATATGTTGACTTATTAACTGTTAAACCTGAGATGCAAGGACAAGGCGGAGCTTCTCAGATAATGATAGAGATAATACAGTTTGCTAGAGAGAATAATTTACATGTTATTGCACAACCAGTTAACAGTAAAGTACAAGCATCTATGGTGAGGTATGGAGCACAACCTTTCTTTGGTACTTTTTATTTTGGTGATAACATAAAAGCCGCGACAAAAGCTGGTATAGATGCAGGTATCGTTGACATTAAAAGATTAGCAACTGAGTATCAAATATTTATGCAAGACATGCAAGACTTAACAGAACAAGAAGTAGAAGAAGTTTTATTCATAGGTGACCAAAGTGAAAGAACTAGAAACTTTATGCAAAGAGTAGCAGCAGGTGAATTAGATTTTAGAAGTTATCTTGCACAATACTTACCAGGTGTTTCTGAAAATGTTACAGAGGAGCAGTTAGAAGAAGCTTTAGCAGCTGTTCCTTTAAGACAACAAACTATGTATGACAAGTTTCAAAAAGAGTTAAAGACTTTATATTTCCAATCTGATGCTAATTTTACAGGCTGGCTTACACAAACATTTCCTGGGGAGAATTATTTATATTTATTAAAAAAAAGATTAGATGATAAAAACATAACACTAGAACCTGATGTACTTAAAAGAAGAATAGAGCAAGATTTACAATACATTATTAATAGTCAAGCTATAGATAGTCAACCTGACGTAAGATTTTTAATTAGTCCAGATGATATACTTTTTAACGAATCAGAAAAAGACCCCTACGTAAGAAACAGTTTCTATTTAGAAAGTACAGGTAATAGCTTTAATGAGATTACTGATAAAGAAATTGAAATTCTTCACAAATATCTTAAAAACCCAACATCTAGAAAACAATTTTCTATACCTAGTCCTAGTAAGCTACCTCTTTTTATAAATCCAGAAGACGATTTTCACAAGTATCCAGATATGTTACACAAAACAGGAGATAATTCATTCGTAATATATAGAAGCACTAACGTAGTAGATGCAGCTACAGGGATTAGACCATGGAAATTACCAGAGACATGGAACAGTAGAACTGCAGGATTAGGTAGTTTAAGTTATGCATCTAATAATCCAAGCTATGCTTCTGAGTATGCTTTAGACAAAAATAGGATAGGTCGTAATGTATACGCTATTGAAATTAAAGGGGTACACCCTATTCAAATATTAAATCTTGATACACCATTAAGAAATAATGCAGCATTGTTAGAGTTGTTTGACTTAGGATATCAAGAAGCTAGCAGTAAAACTTTTAGAAGTCATATGTATAGTTTAAATCTCTCTGCTGTTCAACAACGAGCAATATATTCACAGCTTAAAGATTATGGATTTAAAGTTCTCATTAATGCTACTACAGGTAGAGGTGGTGGTAGGAGCGTTAGTTGGATGGACGGTAATGGAGAAGTGTTTTCTTTTTCTAGAGAATTAACAGGTGGTACACCTTATTTAGAATCAGAAGTTTTAATCATAGATGATACAGTTGAAAACAAAGTATTAGGAACTGTTGAATCTAATCAAGGAGCTTACAATTTAAAACCTTTTAACAAAAATACTGCTATACAAGATGAGATACAAAACATAATAAAAAGAGCAAAAACTTCTTTGCCACAGTTTGAAACATCTAATTTTTTAAATAGTTTATCAGGTTTAATAAACGAAGTTAATTTTGAGATTAACAATATGAGACCAAGTATAGACAATGTAGCACAGCCAATAGACAATAGACCGTCAGAACAACTTGATTACAAACTTTTAGGAGAAGCAAAAGAAAAACTATCTATCTTACAAAAGAATATTGAAATGTTTATTGCTGATAATCCTGGACCTACTATTGATGGTATTGACTATCAATCATTAGATGAGATTGTAGCTAGAGTTAATATGAATTTAGATACACAAATCAGAAGTCAAACACCTGGACTATACGAAACAAGAACTGGAAAGTATGTAGAAGTAAACAAACTAAGAGAGATGATTAATGCTAGTGAAGCTGAAGACCTTGGTCTTGAGTTTGACGATGGAGCTATATATGATGATGCTAATGTTGATAGAAATTTTAAAAATTATTATTTAAGTCAAAAAGTTAACTTACCTAATGGTGGGGTACATAATAAGTATTGGCAAATAACTGGTGTAGCTCAAGCAGCAGATAGTCTAAACGTACTAGATGAGTATGGAGTAAATACAATATTACCTTTAACATCTGATTTATCTTTAGAATATATGCCTGACACAAGACAAGAGACCTTTGATAGATACTTTGCTCAAAGTAATAATTTACAAGAAGGTACAACAAAAAAAATATATCCTATGACAACTTCTGGCACATGGAGAGACGATATACAATTAAGTGAAAACATACTGCATGTTTTGAACCATCCTTATCAGAATACAATAGAGTTAGGTATGGTACACGTATCACCTAGAGCACCTATAAGTATTAATGATTTTGTATCTGGTGCAGAGGCATATGATTCTCCTATAGTTAATAGACAAGGTGAGGTAAGATTTGGCAGGATAGCTGCAGATGGAAGAAATAGAGATGGTCTATACGGTATAAGTCTTTCTTTTGAAAATGATGTAGTTGTAAATGAGTATGGTCGTATTACTGGTAAACAAGTTCAAGGAGTTCCTAATTACTTCAACGTAAGATTAAACAGTAACAATATACTTACACCTAATAATATTATGCATGGTAGTTGGTTTGAAAAGTTTGATGTATTCTCAGCTGCACAAGCTATAAACGTAAGTCCTGCTCAAGTAACAGAAGCTATGGTTAATAGTGGAATGATAAAGTATAATAACAATGGATATACTGCTTTTTATAATTCACAAAACTACTTTGGTCGTTGGGTTGATGGAATGCGTAAATTAGTAGAAACTATTACAGGAGCTTCTAATAAAACTCTAGTAACTAAATTTATTAGAGGTGGTGGTATAGATGGGGCTATACAGGTAAATCACAATCTGAGCTATAACAATTTTCCTGAGTTAATGTTGTTTGACCCTAATGACCAAATGAATATAGGTAGAGTAACAGAAATTGTTGATAGTACTAAAGAACTATATGATAGTAATAAAGACCAGTACAAGATAGTTAGTCCAGATGAACCACCTTTACGTACAGTAGAAGATGTCAATAGAAATATAAATCAAACTAAACTAGATGATGCATACTCAACCAGACTAAACTTTCAACAAGGATTTAAAACAACTGAACTAGAAGCCATGGGTTTACTAGATGATGTAACGATAGAACGTATTAATAACTCCTCATTAAGTAATGATGCAGCAACTGATATAGTGTTAGCCTTCCAAGATGTAGACATACCTACAGCATTTGCAGATGATGTTCTTGATGCAGCTAATGTTATAACCATGTTGGGTGAGGATGAATACTATAATACCCTAGGCAAGCTAGAGAGATTACAAAAAGGTGGACAACTAGGTGCTCTTTCTGTAGAAGAAATAGCTGAAAGGATTGCGTTTGAGACAAGTGCAAGTAGTAAATCAAGAGCTGTACAGAATTTAAGAAACACTATAGCTAAGTCCTATGGTAAGAGAGGACCAAAACAAACAGGTTTAATAGCATTAGATATTTATGAACTGTCACTATGGGGTGGTGCTTTAGCTTTTGGTACATCAGAGGTATGGACTACTTGGTTTGAGAATATAAATAAAAAGATTTCTAACCAAGTATTCAATACTAATTACACACCTAGTGAACCTGGTCAAATAGATTATGAAAAACTTGACAAGACAATTAGATTTGCAGAAAACATTGACCCATTTGAAATAGTAGTTGGTCCAATCATAGATGATATACAAGACTATAGAACAGTCAATCCAAGTAATCCACAGGCACAAGCATCAGAGTTAATACGTACTGCACCACAAGTACAAGTTACTGATGATATGACTGTAACTGACTACGGTATAAATGCAGATGAGATATCTCAAGGTAAACCTGTAAATAAGTTCCAACACTTTATGTCACTTGGAAAAGCAAGAGTACTAGAAGATATAGAAATGAGTAAAGAAAATCACGCAGAAAAGTGGTATAGTAATTACATTGATACTGGTAACAATTCCTACTATCAAGCATATAGCCAACCTGATGAGGATTTTTAATGGGAGACCAAAGTCGTTTTTATATAGACCCAGACGGATTAGTACAACCAGCATATCCTAATACTGTATTACCACCAGGTACTAAAGTATATAGTAGTCGTGAAGCAGCTAAATCCGCTATACCACCTAAAACAAGAAACGTTGGCTGGATGTATTCAGATAGAATGGTTGCTGACTACGTGTACTCAGAGAATGGTAAAACATTTTTCTTATATGATGTAAGTTCTGTTACAGGTGGTTCAACCTATATAATGTATGAAGCTGTAGGTCTAGCACCTGGAGACTATGCAAGTACTTGGGACGCAGACAGTTTAGGTAATGAACGTAATGGTCCAAGTCTTTCTACTGTTTTACCTGATGCAGATATAATACGTAGTACTGGTGAGACACGACTCACAATGCAAAACTTTACAGTGGCTAGAACACCAGAAGGACTTAAGCTAGGTGACTGGATAGGTCAAACGATGGAAGGATTAGAACAACTGTATCCTTTCTTGTATGAAGAAGTAGAAGGAAGAATGCCTGCGATAGGTTTAATATTTAATTCTTTAACAAGTGGAAATCCAATAACAAACGAACAACTTACATTAGCAGGTGTAGGTAAAGGATTTACTACATTAAAGTTAGACCATTTAAATGCAACAATAGCTTCATTAGATGACAACCCTGGTAAGTACAATGTTGTTGTAGATGGTAAGCTTGTAACTCGAACTAATCAAGACTACATAGCTTTAGAAAAGAAAGTAACAACAGGTATAGATACTGCTTTAGGAGCACTAGGTTTAAATGCAGATGTCTTTAAACAAGATAATGTTGAACTTTATAAAGCATTAGAAACTTCATTAGTAATGGGAGAGATAGAGATTGAACAATTTGAAAACTATCTTGGACATAGATTAGGTATTGATGGTTACAAGATAGCTAAGGATAGTAACCTATATGATGTATTTAAAACAGTAGATACTATGGTAGATAACCCAGGACAGTTTAATGCGTTTGTAGACTTCGATACTTTCAAACAATCTAACTTAGCGTTGTCAGAATTAAAAAGAGTAATTGGTGTAGGTAAATTTAATACATTAGATGAAACAGAAAAAAATAGATTAGTAGGTCTGTATTCCAGAGATACTAATGCAGGTATGCAAGAGTTTCAAAACATATTTGATAGTGACCCAATGTATGAGAGATACGCAGACAAAGGATTGAACTATGGTTTAGTTGTAGGTAATTACAGAGACCAGTACAGTTCTATACTTGGTGACAAACCAGATGAAACAAGTTCGATATTTATGGACTCAATCAATATGAGTTATGAAGATGCAAAGAAATCATTCTTAGATTATGGATACAAAACTGGTAATAAGAAATACATGGCTGACTTAGCTAGTTCTTTGTCGCAGTCTATGGGAGGGGTAGTGATTAGATAATGGTAACGTTATATAGAAAAGATGATTTAACAGGTATAGAGTTAGAAGGTACAGGTCTTAGTCTGGATGACATGTTAGCTAATGGATACACAGAATCTTATGATGAAGCATTAGCAGCAGCAAATGCAATGGATGCTAGTTCAAGTTCACCTAGTGCATCAACAGATGGTACGACTACTACTCGGACACAAGTTTATACATTGTTACCTTGGTTACAAAAGTATGGTGGTGCAGATGCTAATACGTTAGTTGATTCCTATGTATCAGGTTATAACAATAGCGGTGGTAAGGCAGAGTTTGCATTAGCAGAAATGAGATTTGGTAAAGATAGCAAAGATGCATACAGCAGAGTGTTTGCTAATATTGTAGACCCTAATACTGGTGCATTAAAGATGAGTGAATCTGAATACATATCAGGTTTAGAAAAAGTATTAACAACTTTAACAGCTTATGGACTTAATGGTTATGCTTCACAGAATGGTAAATCAGCATGGGCTAGAGCAGTAGCTAACAATACATCTGCTGAAAGCTACGCTGGTAGAGTAAAGCTAATACACGACAGAGTTATTAATAGAGTAGATGATGAATTACAAAATTCTATTATAAATTCTTACAATGAATATTTTACAAATGAGACAGGCACTCCTGTATCTATGGGACAAGAAAGTTTATTAGCATTAGCTATAGACCCTAACATAAGTGAAGATGTACTTAAAGGTAGGCTTAATGCTTCAGAGCTAGGTGCAGTATACACAGGAACTACAGGTGATGCACTTGACTTAGAGTCAGTACAAAGACTTACTGGTGCAGGTGTAACTACACAACAATCAGAAAAGACTTTTGCTACAGCATCAGCAACAGCTAAAGCTTTGGCTCGTATGCAAAGAAGACAACGTAGAGATGTAACACTAGGTAAAGCTATGGGTGTATTAGAAGCACAGATATTTGGTGATGAGGCTATAGCTTCTGAAATACAAAACGTTACAGCACAGAATTTATCTGGTAGCTCCGTACAATCTGGTGCAGCTAAGTCACAAACAGGTTCTGTTATAGGCTTGACACAGTATTAAATAGTAGTACTATATATAGTAGCGTGGTGAGTTCCGCTTAGAATAGGGTCACACAAAATCGATAACGTTACCGAGGTGCGTTATATGTAATTCGCAAACCCTTGTGAAAATTCCTTTTAATTACCTAGCGATTAATGTTATGGAATTTCAATATGCTAGAGAAAAGATGGAGAAAAAATATGGAAAAAAATACAGAACAAGTTGAGGAAACTGCAATAGTGGACGAACCAACAGATAATATTAAACAACTTAGAGAAGAGTTTAAAAAACTCAAAGCTGAAAACAAACAGTTTAAATCCGATGCTATGAACTCAGCCTTAAGTTCATTAGGACTTAATGCAGAGAAGGGCATAGGTAAAGCTGTGGTAAAACTCTATGAAGGTGATGTTACTGTTGATGGAGTCAAAGACTTTGTTGCTCAAGAGTTTGGAGAAGTTAGTAGTTCTGAACAGCCTAGCAACAACCTTGCTTCTAATGTAGTAGAAGCTCAATCACGTGTAGAGCAGCTCAATAAACTTGGTGTAAATTCAAATCCACAAAACATAGGAGATGAGTTTATGAAATTTGTAACAGATTCCAACACAAAAGTAGGAGATTCTATTAACGCTAAGTTGCGTATGATGGAAACTCTTAAAGAAGACAAGTAATAATTTATAATAGGAGAAGATAATAATGGCAAGTATAAGTGGATTGAGTGCAACAGCACCTATTTATGCCCAACAGATTAATAACTTCACTGGTGAATTGTTTAAAGTCGGTGGTCAAAGAACACCTTTGCTTAGTGCAGTTGGTGGTTTGAATGGCGGTAAAGTATTGAACTCTACATTTTGGCAAGTCCAAGTAGAAGATAATGCAACCGTTTCTTCAGAACCAACTAAGGCACAAGAAGGTAATGCACCAACAGAATATCTTGGAAGAGATAGAGCTGCATACACATATGTAACTCAGATTTTCCACAAGGGTGTACAAATGACATATACCGCTTTGGCATCTACCCAAAACCAAAACCCTTTCGACCTATCAGCAAATGCTGCAAACTTTTCCAATGGAACAGGTGGCAACACAGCTGGTGATAAATTGGCTCTTTTTGGTGGTAGCCCAGTGGCAGACGAATTTGCTTTTCAAATGGAAAAAGCAATGGAAAAAGTAGCAAGAGAAGTTGAGTGGTTCGCATTCAATGGTTCTTTCTCAGATGGTGCAAACACATCACCTGGTTCAGGAACTAGAGAAATGTATGGTCTTGATGTATGGATTACCATAAACAAGAACGCCAACAATGCTGCAGCAGTTAACCCATTAGGTGGTAACTGTTACTACAATGACGTAGACGGTGACGGAACTGGAGCATCACAAGTCATATCCTTTAAAACCATTTCAGGTGCTTTAAAGAGAATGTATGACAACCATGCACCAATGTCGCAGCCAGTACTCTGCGTGAGTCCAAAGCAATTACTAGACCTTAACAATGAACTTGTTAAAGGTACAGTTGACATAGCAGGAACAATTATTCCTAGAGATAGAAATGTTGCTGGTGTCGATATCGATACAATCATTACACCATTTGGTTCAATTGGACTAATGGTTATTGACCCTGATATCATGCCTGCAGGTTCTGCTTTTATCTTGGACTTAGCTTACATTCAAACAGTGTTTACAAATATCCCAGGATATGGAACAATGTTTGTTCGTGACATAGACCAAGATGCCAACGCTAGAATTGGTAAAGCAATTTATATGGAGATGGGATTCGAGTTCGGACCTCCTTCATATCACTGCAAGATTCAGTCAGTAGCATAATTTAATATTGAAGATTAGGGTGGAACTCCACCTCCGCCCTTTTCTTCTGCTATAGTAAGGAAGATATGATAAGTAAATTAGCTTTAATAGATGTTTCAGCAGATAACAATGACAGCTTAGGTGTACAAACAGAGGGAATGCTTCTCTGTGGTGTACAGTTTCCTGCAGCTATGACAGGTTCTGCCATTACATTTGATTTTTCAATGGACAATACTACATGGATGGACGTAAAAGAAACAGATGGTACTGAAGTAAGTTACACTGTTTCAGTAGGAGATGTAGTAAGAGTAGACCCTAGTGGCTGGGCTTTTGCTAGCAATGGATACATTAGAGTTACATCTAATGGTACCGAAGCAGCAGATAGAGAAATAGTATTACACTTTAGACACAGTTAGGAGATACTTATGAGTATGCTCTTAATATTAAAAGAGGGAAGAAATCTTAATATAGAAAGTATTCCTGACCAACCATTAGAACCTTCGTTCCCTATTGTTAATGCAAACAATACAGCCAATGATGGGTGGTTTGCATTTGGTAATTTTGGTGAAGCAATCTTTGCTACATCATTAGTTGAAGAAGGAGCAGCCTAATGAGTCAAAAAATAAGTGACTTAGTAAATAGAGTCTATAGGGAATACTTAGAACCTATGGATGATTTACAATCTTACACAACATTAAAGACTGAGGTTAATGCATCAGTAACTGAAATAATTTTTGATGGAGATTTGTTAACACAAGAAGAAGAAGATGCAATGGATGCAGGAACTATCATTGAGTGTGAACAAGAATTAATGAGGTGTAAATCTTTAGACACAGTAAACAATACTGTCACTGTTGCTAGAGGAGTATTAGGTACAACAGCAGCAGTACATCTTGTAGATAAAGTAATTAAAATTGCTCCTGTGTTTCCACGTAAGAATGTTTTTGATGCAGTGTGTGACCAAATTAAAAATTTGTATCCAACTTTATTTGCAGTAGAAACTAAATCAATAGTAGCTAAGGTAGGTTACGTGCCTCTTAGTGGTTCTACTGATAATCATTTGATAGCACCAATTAAATCTATATCACAAAACACAAATTTTTCTGCAGGCTCAGATGAAACAGGTACAGTATTTGCTGGTGTTTCATGTGAGTTAATAGATTTACCAAATCCTTTTACATACACAGATGATGACGGTGCTTCTCAAACAATTACTTATAGTAACAATGGTCCTGATAATGTTAAAGCAGTTCAGTTTTACAGTGTTGCTTCAGGTCATACTGTATTTGTTACATTTAAAAAGAAGTTTGTAACTCCTACACAAGAAGATGATACTCTATCTACAGTAGGTTTAGAGGACGAGTACGAACCTATTATTATGACAGGAGTAGCAGCTCAACTAATATCAGGTAGAGATATACCAACAGCTACAGCAGACTATATAACAGACCAAATGAGTGTAAATACATTTCCTGTTAACTCTGCATCAACAATAAGAAACTCTTTACTCCAATACCAAACTGCTTTGATAACACAAGCACGAAAGGATTTAAGAGCTAGGTACCCTGAACCAGTAACTATTAATAAGATAGCATACAGTTAATGCCTAGACTTACTACGCAAGCAGAAGAAACTAACCCTAAAAGAAAAGGTTATGACTTTCGTATAGACAATCAATTATATAGAAGTGCTATAGGTAGTGGTAGGGAGATGACTATACAGTCATCAGAAGTCCAAGATGCTGGAGTTAATGTCAGACAAAACCCTGAAGACTTTACATCTAACTTAGGACGTATATATTCTAGGAATGATTTTAGTGGTGGTTCTAATTTAGACTCAGCACATAAGGCTAATGGTAAACCAGATGATGTAAGAAGATTCTGGGATAGCCAAGGTGTAGATGTTTTTAATACAGACTTAGGTAAGGGATACAACGTACAGTTACTACACACTACAGAAAAAGGTCAAGCATTATCTTCTGCTGTAAATCATATGACAGTAGTAGGCACAAGGATATATGTATCTGATGATGAAACATTATACAAGTCAGATGATGGTGGTAATACATGGGGTACAGTGACTGAAGGTTTAACCGCAGGTTATCAAATAAAAGGTTTAGCTACACATGGTGACTTACTTTATATAACAGCTAACAATGGTTCAGCAGGTGAAATAGAAACACTGACAAGTGGTGGCACCTCTACTCAGAAAATGTCTGCTGCTATTTATGATAAAATATTTTCAGTAAAAGGTCAGTTCTTAGTTACTATAGGGAGTTCAATACATTCTTATGATGGAGCTACAACTGTTGGCTCTGCAATAATAACATTGCCTTCAGGACAAAGCTTTACAGATGTAACAGATGCAGGAGCTGTAGTATTAGCAACTGCTACTGATGGTAGAATCTATTCAATCAAAGATGTTGCTGGAACATTTACTGCTAAGGGGCAGACAGAAATATCAGGAGAGCAACCTACTTGCATAGTAGAGTCACAGGGTATAGTCTTTTATGGAACTAAAGAAGTACAGACAGGTACTAAAGTCATAGGAAGATTATACCGTGCAACTCTAACAGTCGCAGATGATTTATATATCTTGACACAAAATCAATTAATAAAACAATGGGACGTAGACAGTCAAGATAATTCACCTAACGCTTTGTTTACTACTAGGGATAGTGTTTACATAGGTGTAAAAGAAACAGGTAGTACAAGTTTTCTATGGAGATATTATCTACCTACATCAGGTATAGCTAGGTATTATAAAGCTAGTGCAGGTGGAGCTGTACATAATATAGTAAGTCTTAATGAAAAGTTTTTGTTCACTGTAAGTTCAGATGGTGTATATAACCAAACATCTATATATGAACAGGAAGGTTTTCTTATAGCACCCCCTGCAGATTTCTTCACTGCGGAAAATAAACAGTTTGTAGAAGCAAGTCTTGAGGTGGAAGCGTTATCAGATAGCAATACTGTAGAATTACATTTATCAAATAAGTACGAATCTATTAACGATAGTACTGATAGTACTTGGGATTTAGAAGTTAACGTCTTATCAGGAGTAGGTGAAGAAGCAGTACAGCTACAAAGGGTAGCAAGATATGTTGTAGCAAAAGTTGTTTTAAAATCTCCTAATCAAATTAACTCTCCTAAGTTTAAAGCATTTAAAGTAAGAGCATTAGCAAGACCAGAGCTTATAGTTATACAGATACCAGTAAACATATCTGATAGAGTAGAGAGACCATACAGAAAACCAATCCTTGTAAAAAATTTAGGTGAAACTATTTATCAATCTTTAAAAGAAAAAGAAGGAGCTGCTATAACTTTAGAAATATATGACCCTGCTGAGATAGTTAGAGGTGTTGTAGAAAAGATAAGCTACCCAATACAAAGTAATCCAAATGTTGGCAGCGTCACACAATATGCTATACTAACTGTCAGAGGTACAAGACAAGAGACCTTTAGCCAAGTAACATCAGGTGATGTACTTGGTATAAATGGTTTTGGAATAATGAGATTTGGATAAAAAAATAGTATATAATGGAGAAGAATGACAGCACAAGAATCTAATATAGTAAACGCTTTTGAAACTACGTTAGCTGCACAGTTAGCTAGTGGTGGTACATCAATGAATTTAGCTGCAGACCCAGGTGTAGATAGTCCTGCGTATTTTGTTATAGACCCTGATAATGACAGTAACAGAGAAATAGTTTTATGGGCTTCAGGTACAGACCACTCCGCTGCTACAATAACAAGAGATTTAGATAGTAAGCATGGTACTGACCCAACACACGCATCAGGAACAAAAGTAAGACTTGCAGTAGTTAAACAACATTTTGAAGATATACATGACAGAGTTAATGACATAGCTTTGACAGGTGATGTTACAGGTACATTAGCTTCAGCTACACAAGATGTAGCTACAACAATAGCTGCAGGTGCAGTAGACTTCGCTATGATTAATCAAGGAGATTTGATTACACAAGCAGAAAGTATTACATCAAATGATAGTGATACAAAGATACCTACAGCAGCAGCAGTTAAGAACTATGCAGATGCAGAAGCTGCAACATTAACTAATAAAGTATTACAAGATTATAATGAAACAACAGCAACTATTACATCAGCAGTAGATATGGCTATAGATTTAGCAAATGGTAATACAGGTACAGTAACATTAGGACACAATGTTGATGACTTACATTTTACAAATGTACCTACATCAGGAGTAACAACATTTACTTTAGTAGTAACACAAGATGGTACAGGTTCAAGAACAATGGACATAGATGCAGTAAGTGTTAATGGTGGTGGTGATGTCACTGCTAAAACTGTCGGTGGTGCAGGACTAACACTATCAACAGCAGCAGCATCTATAGACATACTTACATTTGTATTTGTAGGTACAACACCATTTTTATTTAGTCAACTAGCTTTCGCATAATGGCACCCCTAGGTGTAGCTAGAGCATTAATCACAGCAGGTGGTGCTGTTGAAACAATAGAACTTATTCAAACTCAAACAATAACTAGTAGTACTGCAGCAGTAGATTTTACAAATATCAAAGGTTCAGAATATAATGTGCATTATTTAACTGCACATAATATTAAACAAGCTGTTGATGACCAACAGTTTGCAATAAGAATGTCTGTTGGTGGTACATTTGATACAGACAATGATTATAAAAGAGCAATATTTACTTTGTCACATGATGGTGGTACTGATGACAGTAGAGATACAAACATAAATCAAATATTTTTTACTTTAAATCAAGGTAATGTAGGAGAAGAAAGAGGTCATGGCTACGCTTATTTTTATAATTTACACAACAGTGCTACAGTAAGTTTAGTAAACATATTCACTACAGGAGTAAATGTGAATGGTAAAGTAAAAACTAATTATGGTGGTGGTACTTATGACCAGACTGCAAGTGTAGATGGAATAAGAATTTGTATGTCTAATCCAGGTGCTCCTAATATTAGTAGTGGTGTGTTCTCTCTTTATGGGGTCAAATGAGTAATTTAAAATTATTAAATACAACAACTATAAGCAGTTCAGTAGCTAATGTAGATGTTACAAATGTTTTTAGTGGTGACTATAGGATATATAAAATTATTTCAAATGGAATATCTACTGCTAGTACAACTGCAACTGAAGTATATTTAAGATACATTAACGATAGTGATACTGTTGTTGAAGCAGATTACACTTATGCAGCTAAGTATATGCCTGCAGATGCATCGTTTTCAGAAATAAGAAATACTAATACAAGCGATACTACAAAAATACACTACGCATCAGGAACTGCAGACCAAGTACCTGAAGTAGCAGCAGGAGTTTTATATGTCTTTAATCCTTTTGAGGCGTGTTATACATATAATACAGGCGAACAAAGTTCACACTATTCTAATCCAAGATATTTAGCAACTAAAGGTTTTGGAAGTTTAGCGACTACAGCTTCAATTACAGGTTTTAGATTTATGTTCCCTAGTTCAAATGTATCTAGTGGAGAAATTAAAACTTATGGATTGCAGGTTGATTAGATGCAATTAGAACAAATAAGTAAAATAGTAATTCCATCAGGTGGAGAAACAAGGTTTGCTACTTTAACAGGAATTGATTCTACAAATATTCATATATTGACTTTATCTAAAGTAACTGTTGGAGCTGCAGGTGGTGTAATTGATTTACAACCAACAACAGGTGGCTCTGCTGATACAACTAACAACATAAGTATTGCTTGGACTAAGATGAACTCAGGAGGTAGTTTTCAAAACTTTGGAAATGCTACACAAGATATAATGAGATTTACTGATGGTGCTCAAGAAGCACCACATTCATGTAACTCTATAATGTTTCTGTATAATTGGTATGACTCTGACAGATATTCTTATTTCACACAAGACACTGTATATTCACATGGAACATTGTCAGGTTTTGTACACTCTGGAATTAAAAGTGAAACAACTTCACATGATGGAGTAGCAATAAATACTAACCAAACAGGTGGTGGTGGTTTTCAAGCAGATAGTACATTCGTTTTATATAAAGTACTTAATTAAGTAAAGTATGCTAAGATAGGAGAATATTATGGCAACAAAAGAAGAACTAACAACTGAAGCTACAGCAGAAATAGAAGCTGCTAAACCTTTATACAAGCAAGTTAATAATGTTAGGTCAGAACTATCTGATGCTGATTATGCACAAGCTATAACAGATTCGGCTAACATCAAATGGAATGCACAACAGTTTGGTTATATACAAGCTAGACAAGAAGCTTATGGTTCTATCGGCGACCAACTTGATATGCAATATAAAGATTTGGTAGATGGTACAACTACATGGAAAGACCACATAGCTACAGTTAAATCAGACAATCCAA